TGGCTCGATGGCCCTCGCGGTACCGTCGGACGTTACATCGTGTCAAGCGGCAACGTGATTATCGAAGATCGCGACCTCAGTGACGTCGAGACGTATTGCCCGATTGGCATGGCGCGGTTCATGGACAACGGCACGTTCCACGGAGCAGGCCTGTTTGACCTGATGTTCGGCATCGTGCGCGAGATGGAACGGCTGCTCAAGAGCCTGTTCAACAACATCCGCGACATCGACAAGTACGGCGTTCTGGTCATGCCGCAGGGCACGATCAACGAGCGGGCCGTGCTGCGCGACATCGGCAAGGGCCTGCGGTACATGAGTTACAGCCGCGATGCGTTGCTGGGCGATGACTTCAAGCCGATGGTCATCCAGCCGTACAACGCCGGCGATGTGCCGGGCAAGGTTGCGCAGTTTGCAAAGGGAATCGTGGACAGCCTGAGCCCAGTGCAGGATCTGCTGGCGGAGAAGGGTCGCGTGGACAGCGCAAGCGGTCTGCAGTTCCTTGATGAGCAGATCAGCAAGGCGATGACAAACCCCACCAGCGGTGTGCAGGCTGCGTTCGGCGGCATGTACAAGAGCCTGGTTGCGAAGGCCAGCCGCGAGATGATGGTCAGTCAGCGTGCGGTTCCGGTCAACAAGTTGACGCTGGACCTTGCGGGTGCGGTCATTGATCCCGAAGAAGGTACGGTCAGCTTCAAGAAAAACCCGATTCCGAACTTCAGCCAGATCAGTTTCACGGTCAAGGACACCAGCCCCCGCAGCGAAGTTGTGCGGAAGCAGGAGGCCATGAGTCTGCTGCAGGCTGGCGTGACGGACCCGGAGGGGCTGAAATTGTTTGCGCTGAAGGAGGGTCTGGACTTCGCAATGTGGATGGACGAGGAGAAGAGTGCGTATGAGAGCATCATCCGCAACATCCTCCTGCTGTATGGCGATGGCCAGCAGACCCAGCAGATTGTTGTGACCCCGCACACGGCGCGGCCTGACCTGCAGCTCAGGGTGCTGAGCGCGTTCATGTCCAACCCGATTATGACCATGGCCAGTCCCGGTGTGCAGGACGCCTTCAAGTCTTACCGTGAGTCCCTGATCTCGTTCATGGGACAGTCCCTACCCGCAATGGTTCCAAACCCAGACGATGTCGCAATCGTCAACCCAGGCATGATGGCTGGTGGGGGCGGACCCGGAGCACAACCACCTCAAGGAGTTATGAATGGCTGATGAGAACAACGATGCGCTGGACATGGATACCGAACTGGAACTGGAAGACGGCTCGGTCGTGAAGTTGGGCGACCTGATGCAGCAGGCCCAGCAGGCCCGGCAGCTTGAAAGTCGGGTTCAGGACCTGACCCGGTTCCAGCAGAACGCGACCAAGTTGATGCGTGGCGAAAGCCCGGACGTGCAGGCGGCATACGAAGTGCTGCGCGGGGCGGGATTCAGCGACGATGAAGCGCGGCAGTACGCGCAGGAGTACGTGGATGGCGAGTCTGGGGAACAGGAGGCTGAAGTGGGAGAAGATGAACAGATTGAACGGATGCTGAAGCAGTCGACTCGTGCAGCCGAGGAGCGCGCTGAAGCAGCTCTGCGGGAAACGCGTGACATGCGCCTGCGTATGCTGAAGACAGAAATGGACAAGAACGTGGTTTCTGCAATTGACGGAAACCCGGAGATCGTTAAGATGTTGGAAACGCTCGACAAGACCCGTGGCCGCGAACACGCGGCGGGTGCCTGGCGAGCTCTGCAGGAGCAGGTCCGCGAGGCCACCCTCAAGAACCTCTACTCCCGGCGTGATGCCGAGGGCGGACGGTTCAGCGAGGACTGGGTTGCGGATGAGGCAGCGAAGGCTGCCAAGGCGATTGCAGGAAATTATCGCACGGTAATCGGCGACATTGACGGCCTCGGCCGGTCGCCGGAAACAGAGGGCGAGCTCGAGTTCCTGAAGTCCAAGCCGGAGGTCAAGCCCCCCGAATTCCAGAAGGGCATGGACCGAGGCGCGGTTGACAAGAACATTCGAGACTTCAACGTGGACGCGCTTACCCGCCTTTCCGCAGAGACTGCGGCCGGTGGGGAAACGAAGGTCTAATTCCTCGCCTCTAACCGGTCTGTGACCGGAGACAAATACCGTGCCTTTTGCATCACCCAATTCACTTTTCAATACGCAGAGCCTGCGTATCCAGGAGATCCTCAACAAGAACGTTGAGGTCTTCCTCCCGGCGCTGGACCCGGCTTGGCGCGACACGACTGTGTCCAGCCAGGGCGTGGGCCAGGCCAACCTCATCGGTCGTGACATGAAGATCCTTAAGATCTACATGGGCTCGATGGCTGGCGTTCTCGAAATGGCGGACAGCCGCAGCAACTTCGTTCTGTACGGTGACAACACCGTGTCTAACGTGGCTGACAAGTTGCAGGTCCAGAGCCTGACCAACACGTGGCCGGACGCCACCGAAGGCGCTATGGCCCAGCCGTACCGTCTCGGCATTGGCATGAAGGCCATGGTTTCCAACCTGCTTGTCACCCTCGGTGAGATGCAGGCGGAAGCCACTCCGGCGTTCATCGGCGAGATTCTTGCGCCGAAGCTTGAGGGTCATGCCCGTCTGATCGCGCACACCCTGTGCAACCACTGGTACATCAGCGACAATTCGTTCTACTCGCTGGGCTCCATCACGGCCATTGACACTGCGACCGCTGGTCTCGGCGTGCAGGGCGCTAACTACTCGTTTGCGTTCACGCCCGGCGAAGGCAACATCGACCGTTATGCGGTCGGTATGCGCGTCGACGTGTACAACGCGGCAGGCACCACTCGTCGCAACACGAGCGGCAGCAACCGTGTCAACGCTTTCGTGACGCGTGTTGACGAAGTGAAGAACGTTGTTGTTGTCACTTACGTCAGCGCAGGTTCTGCTCTGGGCACGGTCAACACCGACATTATCGTTTACGCAAACGGTATTAACGGTGGCGTTGGCTCCGGCATCGCCGGTATCAACAGCTGGCTCAAGGGTGGCGACGCTAGCGGTACCACTGCAACCAACGCGAACAGCCTCCTGGGCGCAGACCGCGACACGGCTAACGTGATCAACGTCAACCAGCACCCGGAGTTCAAGTCGTACTTCAAGGGCAGCGTCGGCACTCTGACGGAGCACAAGCTCCGCCAGTACCTCCGCGGCTTCCACCGTGCGAAGGAAAAGTACGGCCAGTACATGGACACGCTCATCGCGGGCGACGGTGTGTGGCTGAACTACGAGAGCCAGAAGATCGGCCAGTACCAGCTGGACCGCACTTCCAAGCTCTCCAGCCTCACGAACGAGGGCTCGCAGGAAGGGTTCAAGTTCACCTTTGACGGCCGCACTTACACGGGCTACACCTCGAATTACATCGAGAACGGCACCGTGTACGGTCTCCGCAAGGGTGGCGCGAACTGGAAGAAGTACGTCCCGCCGAGCCCGAAGGGCACTCAGAAGTTTGACAAGGCTGAGGCGTTCATCCCCTTCGAGTTCGTGGCTCCAGCCCTCGGTTACTCGACTGTCAAGGTGCCGATCACCAAGACGTCTGGTACCGGCAGCGGTAACAGCCTCCTGACGGAAGGCGCTCAGATGCCGGGCATGCTGCGCATGCAGCTCGTCCCGGATCAGCCGGCCGGCATGAAGCTCACTGGCGTTACCTTCGACAAGGTGTACGGCGACTGATAGCCGTCAGCAAGTCTGTAAGAAAGGGGTGTGTCCTTCGGGGCACACCCCTTGTCTTTGGTAAACTGGTGGCATGGCTATCGCCCGAATCCTCAACAACTACGCTAAGAAGCAGGACGATGAAGAAGTCGAAGAGACCTCTACCAAGAATGCCAGCAAGTGTAGTTGCATTTGCAAACTGATGGAGGCGCAGCAGTCTCTGCGCATGCAGCACTGGCTTACAGTCAGTCATGCTGAGCACAATGCCCTTGGTTCTGCTTACGAGGGTCTTGACGGACTAATTGACAGTTTTGTCGAAGTTGCAATTGGTGCAAAGGGGCGTGGAATCTTGTCTGGCATCACGAGCCTTAAGGTTGGCGGGGACGCTCAACGCATCCTGTCTAACCTTGAGACGGTGTTGCGCAAGGAAATTCCGTCCGACCTGGGCGAAGAAGAGACTGCGCTCATGAACATCCGGGACGAAATGCTTGCTCTGTTGCAGAAGACCAAGTACCTCCTGACCCAGAAGTAATCCCATGGCCAAGAAGAAATTTGCATTCAAGGCTAAGCACAAGAATCCCGCTGGCGGGCTTAGCGAGCTTGGGCGGGCGGCGTACAACCGCGCTACGGGCGGAAACCTCAAGCGTCCGCAGCCCGAAGGTGGGTCGAGACGAAACTCTTTCTGCGCCCGTATGCGCGGGATGAAGAAGAAGCTGACCAGCAGCAAGACCGCAAACGATCCGAATTCGCGGATCAACAAGAGCCTTCGGGCGTGGAAGTGCTGACATGGCAAAGGACGCGTGCTATCGCAAGGCAATGGCTTCGTACGGCAAGTGGTCTGCGCGTGCAGCCCAGGCTACGGCTAAGTGCAGAAAGGCCAGCGGCAACGTGCGGAAGACGCAGGCTGGCGCGAACCTGAAGCGCTGGGGTGCCGAGAAGTGGCAGGACACCAAGAGCGGCAAACCGTGCGGTGCAGGCGGATCCAGCGAGTATTGCCGCCCCACCCGCCGTGTCAGCAGCAAGACGCCCAAGACGAAGGGCGAGATGAGCGGCGGGGAGTTGGCAAGCAAGAAGGCAGAGAAGAGCCGTGTTGGTATGCACGGCGCGTTTGGTAAAAAGGTTTCGCCGCTTCGGCGACTTAGGAAACTGAGCAATAGATAAGAAGAAGTTCTAATTCAAAGCCAAGTACTTACTTACTAGGGATTAAACATGCCAAACCCAATTAAAAGATTGCCCATTAAAGCAGGACGAACTTCTCCTTCTTCTCGCGTAAAGAAGATTCGGAAAGAGGGAAACCGCAAGTTCATCGGGCCGCGCCAGATGAGCAGCGAACTGGCTGAAGATCGTGCTCAGGCGCTTCGATATTCAGAAGATGCACCGCTTCGCGGAAAATATGCGCGCAAAAGAACACAACGAAGAGCAGGAGCTAGGTTGGCAAGAGAAAGAGCCGCAAGAGAACTTGAAAATCCATATAAGGGACCCCCGGATCCAAAGGTAACTGCTAAATCCATTTACAGCAAATTGCGGAAAAATTTAAGTCCTAATCAGCAGATGATGCTTGATGATTTGACTGGCATATATCAACCACTTGATATAGAAGAAGATTACGGCGAGTACAGCGACTTTAACAAGGGCATCCCGCTGCGGGTGCGAATAAAGAGAGGTTGAAATTAATGGCTAAGAAGATCAAGGTCAAGGGCGGAATGTGCAAGGGTTGCAACAAGCCGATGAGCAAGTGCGGCTGCAAGGAGTGCTGAAATGGCTACCGACTTTGTCAAGAACATGCGCCGGAACATGAAGCGCCGAATGAAGGTTAAGCCCGCTGGTATGTCGGCAGGTAGTGCCAAGAAGTACAAGGTGAAGGGCTTCGGCGGAATGAAGTTCGGGGGCAAGAAGGGCTTTTGAACCACTGAGAGGTGGGCGGGCAGGGACTCCCGCAGGGGCAGGTCGTAAGTGGCCTGCCCCGATTTCGTAGGTAAGATTGAATCATGGCAAAGAACCCCACCAACTGGATCGGCAAGGTGCG